CTTATACTAATCCTTAATATATAAAATTATGACAAAAGAACTAGAATTAAACCAAGTATGGCCAAACTGGCCCTTTCCTACTTCCAAACCAGAGCAGGGACCTAAAATAGATAATACAATGTATTCTCCTACTTTTATTACAGCTAATAACAGTACAGATACTATTACTATTCCTATGCCAGGAACTACGGGTGGTGCAACATTTGTATTTGCTGATGACGAGTATGAAGAAGATTCTACTCTAAATATTTTAGACGAACGTGCAAAAAATTATGGTCCATTTATTGATATGGCAACCATTACACAAAACCTTAAAGAAATTCTACACGCTGCGCCAAGCTGGGAAAATATGGATGCAGATCAACAGGAAAGTTTAGAGATGATAGTGCACAAAATAGCGCGCATCTTAAACGGCCGACCAGACTATGCAGATAGCTGGGTTGATATTGCTGGATATGCTCGCTTAGTATCTGAGCGACTAGAAAAAGGTATTATACGATAATTGAAGCAGCCCAGCGACAAAGTAAACACACTATTACAGTAAAAAACGTTTAATGGTTGCTTGGGCCGGTCTTCAAATTACTCTCTTGACTTGAGAGGTTGAATTTAGTATAATAACTACTATGTTTAATCAAAATCAAAAACGCGTTGGCTTTGCGTGTAAAATTCAAAGTTCAGAATCTACAGATGTAGTGAATTGCCAAACTAAAGGCACTACCATCACATGGCTTAATAAGCAATCTAAAGACATAGCTGCTGAAAGACTATGGGCTTTGATGCGTACTAATATTCAAGCTCTTGAAAATCAAGCTGACTGGATGGCACAACAACCCGCAGGTCTACGTATGTTTAGATTAAGTAGTGATCTACTTACTGGATATTCACACGATGACTGGATGTGGTTCTACTTCCAAGCAGATGTAGTAGACTTTCTAGAAAAGAATCTTTCCCGTATCGGTGATAAGTTCCGTGCAGCAGATGTACGCGTTAGCTTTCATCCAGGTCAGTTTTGTGTGCTTGCCTCAGATAATGAAGGCACAGTTGAAAAGTCAATTACTGAGTTTGAGTATCATGCAGATATTATTCGTTACATGGGTTACGGTCGTAAGTTTCAAGACTTTAAATGCAATGTACACGTAGGTGGCAAACAAGGTCCCAAAGGGATTATCTCAGCTCTAAAGCGACTAACACCCGAAGCACGTAATACACTTACCATCGAGAACGCAGAGTTCTCATGGGGTATTGATGCCTCACTAGAATTAGTAGACCACTGTGCCTTAGTTCTTGACATTCATCATCACTGGATTGCTAGTGGTGAGTATATTCAGCCAAATGACCCTAAGGTTAAGCGAATTCAAGATTCATGGCGTGGTGTCAGACCAGTTATTCACTACTCTATTAGCAGAGAAGACATACTCATTGATCATTGTGGACAAACTCGCCCAGACTTTCGTGAACTCAAATCACAGGGTTTTACCTCAGCTAAACTTCGTGCACATTCAGAATTTTACTGGAACAAAGAAGTTAATCAGTGGGCTGGAACTTTCTTAGAGTCAGCAGACATTATGTGTGAGTCTAAACAAAAGAATACAGCCAGTAGACAGTTTGCAGAAGAAATAGGTCATGTATGACAATATTAGGCTCAATAATAACTATTATCTTTATACTTGAAATATTATTAGTAATAAGTATTTCTGTATGGCAAATATATAAAGAAGACGTTAAATGGTACATAGATACTAAAACCCAGAAATACTGGCGATAGTTCAATGGACAGAACAATAGCCTTCTAAGCTATCAATCTAGGTTCGATTCCTAGTCGCTGGACCAAATATACACTTGACTTTGATCTCAAATTAGAGTATAATATATACTTAATTGGAGATTATTATGGCAGGATATAATAAAGAATTTTTAATAGATGCTTTTATGAGCAGATATATTACGTGTACGCTTTTATCTATTGATACACTAGAGAGTATGGAAAAAATGGCTTCTGACTTGTATGATCAAGTTGGTCGTGACAAGTTTCGCGTTTATGCTTCCTTAGATGCAGAAGCAATTAAAGAATTTAAAAATTTAAAATAATTTTTTCTGAGGTACACAAGCGTACCACCTAGCCCATTGGCAATAATTATTGCGAACCTAAAATCACGGGCGCAGTTACCTCAGATCCTTATTTATGAAATCATTATGGAAACTATGGGCAAAAGCTCTAGGAGAAAAAGCAGGTGAGGATAATCAAGCTGATCGGGTGGCTATTATTAGAACTTGTATAGTACTAGGGTATATAGTAACAAACTTATTTATTATTGCTGGAGTTATTAGGCATTGGTAATATTTGCCCCGATGGTGGAATTGGTAGACACGCTGGTCTTAGAAGCCAGTGCGCAAGCATCCGAGTTCGAGTCTCGGTTGGGGCACCAGCTATCTCTCTAAAGCGTTATCAGGTTGCGTACACGGTTTGGGGCCGTGTGGTCAAGGTTCGAATCCTTGTAGAGAGACCACTAATATAAAGATTATAGATGTTAAGAGGCATCTTTAAAACTTCTTTTGGGGGGATATAGTTCAATGATAGAACACTAGATTCCGATTCTAAAAACGCGAGTCTGATTCTCGCTATCTCCACCAACTTTTTCACACAACACACTAAGGAAACATTATGTTTACTATCGAATTTTACATTGATAACTTTCAATCAACAAAGAAACTTATCACAAATCAAATTTTTACTGACCCTAAACTGAACAAAGTTGCTCATAAGTTTATTGATGCACAAACCCAGTTTGCTAAAATGTTGGTTCAGAATACTACTGATATGAGCAAGTACTCAGTAGACGGATTTTCTGACATTTTTAATCCAACAAAAGCAAAGGCATCTAAAAATGACTAAATCTCCATTTGAAATTCGTGCAGACCTTTTAAAACTTGCACAAGATCATTTAGAAAAACAGTACACGGCTAATCTTAAGTTTACTACAGAAGCATACATGAAAATGGTAGATGCTGGAGTAGCTGCAACTGAAAATATGCCTAAAATGTCATTTCCTACTACAAAAGATATTCTTGATCAAGCTCAAGAGTTTTATTCTTTTGTGAATAAAAAATAATGAGTTTTTTATCTTATCTTAAACAGCTACTAGAAAAAGATATGCCTATGCAACGTTTTATTGAAGATCACGACCCAAAGTCGGTATACGAAGTAGAACAGCTACAAAGAAAATACGAATTCGTCGTAAAAACAAATCACACATACATTTAATATTAGGAAATCACAATGAGCAGCTTGCAGTTGCATGGACGTACTTATGTAGTATTTGATGCTAACAATAAGGAACATCGAAAATGGTTTGCAGAATTTAATGCAACTCGTAAGTGGGGTACATGCCCTGTACGTTTTGTACTTAATGATGCTCATGGTGATTTAATAACACAACTCCAAAGAGAACTAATACAGTTCTACGTTGATAAAGAGTTTTTTACAAAAAAAGTCTTGGACACGCAGACTTAAAAGCGATGTGATAGTAAGTGGAATTCTTACACTTTCCTCTGCAAAGAGGAATTTTATAACTGTGAATGGGAAAGTTAGGACAATCGGCCTATCTACTAAGGTATCAATCTGCCTATAGTTTCAAAGTCCAAGAAACATAAAAGCCTTGAGATTAAATTCGCATGGGTATAGGTGAAGCATATAGCTTCTTAAAATCACAGTAGAACAGTTATAAAATTAAGATCCTTACGGGACAATCAGGTGAAAGTCCTGAGTTTCTATTTGAGCCGTAAAAGAATAATAATGCAATATAATGTAACTGGTTTAAAAAATTACGGATTTCTTAGTGCTAAATTTTCAGAATCTGATTTAGCACCTTTAAAAAAAGAAATCCATAATATACAAAATAATTTTGAGTTATATGAAAAGCAAAAATACAATACAGAATTAGCTGGAAATATTAAACGAGAGTATGAATTAGTAAAGTCTAAAACTTATATTGAACAACTGTTAGTACCTCTGCTCGATGCATATGATAAAGAATTTAATTACCTAAAAAACTTTAATATTACAACAGGTAATATAGAAATTGTATTAGATACATTTTGGGTCAATTTTCAAAAGAAATATGAGTTTAATCCTATACACAACCACTCAGGACTATATAGTTTCGTAATATGGACTAGTGTTCCATATTACATGGAAGAAGAGCGCAAATTATCTCCTGGAGTTGAATCTAATTTTAATACGGCTGGAATGTTTAGTTTTTTATACAATGATAGTATTGGAGCAATAAAATCCTGTAATATTCCAGTAGATAAAAAAAGAGAAAATAATATAGTAATTTTCCCCTCTAATTTTCAACATATGGTATACCCATTTTTTTCTAGCGATGAATATCGAATTAGTGTTTCTGGTAATTTTAAATTGAAGGTTTAGGATATAATAAAATGATTAAATTAAATAAGTTTTTAAATGTTATCAATTACACCATACACGATAAATCATTTTTAGAAAACACAATCTACAACCAAGAAACAGACTTGGTATGTGAGATTAGTTATGGTAATTCAGATCACTACTTAACGTGCGTATTTGATGTAGTCAGTCAAGAAATTTTAGAAATCACAGCTGAAGATTACGCACAAGAAAACTACTATCGCTGGACTACACAAGACTTTGTGGAAACACAAGAAAAACAAACAAATGCTGTAGGTAAAAAATACTGTGAATTAGAAGTTGCAGAAGATATTCTAGAAAAAGCATCTGCTATTGTTGATGGTAGAGCTTATGATACTAGAGTTTCAGTGCCCTTTGAACTTAGTGATGAAGACTTTATGGTGTTTGCTCGTACTGCACATGAAAAAGACATTACTTTTAACCAATTAGTGGAACGTGCTTTACGTTCTGCTATTGATAATCATTCCCTAAAGAAAGAATTTTAATATGGTAAAACCTAAAAAACCTGTCGGTTCAATCCCAATGCAGCCAGCAGGACCTCGTGTTCCTGCAATGCCTATGACACCTCCAAAAAAGAAACCTAAATATTAAAGATACATTATGGCTTACAGAGCAAAAACTAAAACTCAGGCAGCTGTACGTAGACAACTACGTAAGCGTAAATAATTGTGGCTAAATTTAAAGCGCACCATAAGCGTAGTATTAAAGCTACAGCAAAACGAGTACTAAAAAAGAAATAATTAGTATGCCTCTAGTGTAATTGGCAGCACGTCGGTCTCCAAAACCGTTAGTCAGGGTTCAAATCCCTGGGGGTGTGCCAAAGTATGATCGTATGAAGTTAATCGAAAGTAGTTCTGGACGGGGGTGCGAATCCCCCCAGGTCCACCATAATAGGATTTAACATGGATGAAACATATTCACTTTGGAAGTTTGTTAATGTAGATTGTGTCAACTACATTTGTATTAACAATTATTCCAGAAGACATGCTAGACGTATTATGGTGGGCCTGTTTTAGAATCGACAGGGCAATAAGTACAAAGATGGACGGTCCGACAGAGTTGTCGTTAACACTAAACAAAAGTAAACGCAAACGACTCACAGTTCGCATTAGCAGCCTAAACTCTGCTTAGGGTTCCGCCAGTTCCTCGTAACAGAATACTGGCACCAAATATCGCGGTGAGTCAGGGTAAAGGCAAGTCTCATAAGCTCCGCCTAGAAGGTTCGAGTCCTTCCGCCGCAACCAATTAGTACAAGATGAAAAAATTAAATATTCAGCAAGTTAAAGCTTATATAGAGTCACAAAGTCCAAGTACTAAAATCTATATTGGTGCAGACTCTATAAGAGTAAAGCGACATAATCGCTGGTATGCTGAATATACGTTAGTAGTTGTAGTACATATTGATGGTTGTCATGGTTGTAAAATTTTTGGTGAAACACATACAGAATTAGATTATGACCAAAAGCAGAGTAAACCCTCCATGAGACTTATGAATGAAGTGTATAAAGTATCTGAGCTATTTCAGAATTTAAAAGAAGTTCTAGAAGATCGTAAGGTAGAAGTACATCTAGATATTAATCCTGATGTCTCTCACGCATCTAGCTGTGTTGTTCAGCAAGCTATTGGTTATATAAAAGGTACGTGTAATGTAATACCAATGGTTAAACCAAATGCATTTGCTGCCAGTTATGCAGCCGATAGATATAATAGTTTGAAAACGGCATAATATGGAATCACTAGTATACAGATTACGTAAACGTGCAGAAATACGTAGACAAATTAAAGATCGGAAAAGTGTTCAAGAGGGCGCTCCTGACCGTATTGCAGATTTATTAGAAGAAGCAGCTTCGCGAATAGAAGATCTAGAGGCTGAAGATAAAGAGTTAGAAGAATTTTTTATTAATATTAAAGAACTTGCACGTAAGTTAGACATAAAATAAAGTATGCAGGTGTTAGTTTAGTGGTAAAACCTCGGATTGTGATTCCGATATCATGAGTTCAATTCTCGTACGCCTGCCCAAACATACCCCTATAGTTTAATGGTAAAACGGCGGATTTATATCCCGTAAGCAACAGATAATTGGTTCATGTGGGTTCGACTCCCGCTGGGGGTACCACATATGGCAATAACATTTAAAAGTATTAAATCCCTAAAATTAGGATTACTTGATTTCTTTGATTTCGGAAAGTATCAGAATTGTAGGGTTGACTCTATAGTTGAAATGGATTATAATTATATAATGTTCTTACACAATAACAATCAAAATATGTTTAACTCAGAAGTCGTAGATAGATGTATATTATTAAAAAGTGTAAGAGATAATGAAAAACATTATCAAGAAGAAATATTACCATTTGAGGACATACCATTTTGACAACAGAAAGTCAACTTAAAGAAATTACGGGTATTCTGCAAGAAGAGTGTGCAGAAGTAATCCAAGCAGTTAGTAAAGTAAATCGTTTTGGTTTAGATAATTTTAAGCCAGGAAACAATAAAACTAATAGACAACACCTAGAAGAAGAATTAGGTGATTTAGTTGCCATGATCAATATCATGTGTGAAACTAAATTAGTAAATGAGCATAGTATTGAGGCAGCTGCCCGTGCTAAATTGGAAAAACTTAAACAATGGTCAACTATATATGAGTAAAGGCTCAACCCCTAGACCCTTTAGTGTTGCTAACGAAGAGTATGCCTCACGTTGGGATGCTATATTTGCTAGAGATAATAAGCCAGAATATGAGGCTGATGATGGTGCGCTTACAGATGAGCAAATTAAACAAATTATTGCAGGTGCAGAAGTCAATTCAGATACTGGCGAATATACTGAGTGCTCACTAAGTGAGCTACCACCATCAAGATATAAATAATATTTATGCGGGGTTCGTATAGTGGTAATACCTTAGCCTTCCAAGCTAATGCTGACAGTTCGATTCTGTTACCCCGCTCCAATACGCAACGGTGGCAGAGTGGTCAAATGCACGGGATTGCAAATCCTGAAAACCGTGAGTTCAAATCTCACCCGTTGTTCCAGTTTTAGGTTCCAAGGTGTTCATGGACGCACACAGCACTGTCACTGCTGAGGAGAGGGATCGTTACCCTCTGGTACCGCCATAATTTTGCAATGCTCATTATGAGGTTGCACACGGGCAGATTGCCCAAATGTTCTTGCTTATAAAAGGAGAAAATATATGACAGAACTTAGAGTTGGTACCATTAATTTTGGACCATTTAATCGTACGTTAATTGGATTTGATCAGGTTTTTGACACTTTAGAGTATCGAAACTCAGTAAATTATCCACCTTATAATGTAATTAAATCCGATGAGAATAATTACACTGTTGAAGTTGCGGTAGCAGGCTTCAAGAAGAAAGAAATTACAGTACAGTTAGATAAGGAACAATTACTGATAAAAGGTATAAAACAAAAAGATGAACAAAAGCAACAGTACTTACATCACGGATTAAGTGCTAGAAGTTTTAATCATCAGTTTACTATTGCTGAGCATATGGTTGTAAAGTCCGCTTCAATGGAAGACGGTATTCTTACAGTAGTATTAGAAAGAAAATTGCCAGAATCTAAAAAACCTCGTATCATTGAAATAGAGTAAACCATAAAGAGGACTAGCCATTAGGTTAGTCCTCTTTTTAGAAAAGAAAAAGGAAAGTAGATGCAAAGCGACAAGACAGAGAACTAAGAC